TCACGATGGTAGTGGAGCTCATAATTATGAATGGACTGAAGTCTATCATCAAATATTTGGAGACCTCGCATAATGGCTAGTGAATTAAGAGTAAATACATTAAAAGATGCAAGTGGTAATAATAGTGTTGCTACGAGTGTGGTGCATAGTGGTAGTGCTAAAGCATGGTTTCATTTTAATGGCACAGGAACTGCTGCAAACAGAGGTAGCTATAATATATCTTCTTTAACAGATAATGGAACAGGAAATTTTACCGAAAATTTTAGTAATAATATGAATGATGCAAATTATGCAACAACAGGTTTAGCAGGTGGTGCGTCAAGTGCAAGTGCATGGGCAGATTCCATTACACATTCATATGTAGACAGTCCTTGCTTAACTTCTAGTGTTTCAATTATGACATCATATAATACAAGTTTAGCAGATAGTGAAAGAAGTGCAGGACAAGTAGACGGAGACTTAGCATGAGTAAAGCAGCAGAATTAGCAAAGATGGGTGAAGTCCTGACCAATAGTCAGATTGGTGGAAGACGCAATATGGTAATCAATCGTGCAATGCAAGTGGCACAGAGAGGTACAAGTGCATCAGGTCTTGGGGGTACTAATAACGATTATCAAACTGTAGATAGATTTAAAATTATTGGGGGAACAGCGATATCAGGAAGAGTTACAATGTCTCAATCAGATAGTGGTCTAAGTGGATTTAAAAAATGTTTAAAACTAGACGTTACTACAGCAGATACATCTATAGGTGCAAGTGAACTATTTGGTCTTGTTACAGCTATTGAAGGGCAAGATTTACAACAATTAAAAAAAGGCACATCTGATGCTGAACAAATAACTGTATCTTACTATGTTAAAGGAAATGCAGCAGCTAACTACACGTTTGAAATATCTGATGCAGATAACACAAGACACAATACACAAAGTTTTAGTGTTACTAGCGACTGGACAAGAGTAGTTCACACTTTTGCAGCAGATACTACAGGAGCTTTAGACAACGATAATGCGACAAGTTTTTCACTAGCTTGGTGGCTTCATGCAGGTTCAAATTTTACCAGTGGAACATTTACAGAAAATACTTGGGCATCAAGAACAAGTGCAAATAGAGTAGACAGTAATGATACATCTATCTTTGATAGCACAAGTAGAACTTTTGAAATTACTGGGGTTCAAATGGAAGTAGGCTCTACTGCCACACCATTTGAGCATAGGTCATTTGGGGAAGAACTGGCTTTGTGCCAAAGGTATTTTTGTAAAACATTTCAATATGAACAAGCACCTGCACAAAATCCTACAAATAAATTAAATGCAATATCAGGTCCTGCTGCTTCAAATAGTGCTTATGATAACATTCTTCAATGGTGGATGACAGTAAAATTAAGAGCAGCTCCTACTGTTACTACTTTTAATCCATATGCTTCAAATGCTAATTTTGCACAATCTGGTAGTGATGGACCTACAGCAAATTTATACTCAAGTGGAGAGAACAGTGTGTCTATTAGAGATGATAGTGGTGGTTATCAAGGTACTAATTTACAAATTCATGCAACAGCAGATGCAGAGTTATAAAGGTTAAAATAATGAATATTACATCAGCACAATATAATAAACAAATAAATGGTTCAGATAAAATAATTATTGCAGAAATAGACGGACAAAAAATGTTTGTACCAATAAATCCCGACAACAGACACTACGCAGAAATACTAAAACAAGTTGCAGAAGGCACACTAACCATCAAGGATGCCGAGTAATGTTTGGTAACTCCTCTTTTGCTGAAGCCGCCTTTGCAAATGTAGGAGGTGTTGTACAAATAGCTACAGCAGAGATGAGTGCTCTTGGCACTAGCTCAAGTATAGGTTCTGGAACACTTGTTGGCGTTTCATCATTAAGTGGTAACTTCACCTCAACAATAGAAATAAGCACGATATCTAGTGGTAGCATAGACTTCAGTTCTCTGTTTACACAAACCACAGAAAACATAGCTATAGTTAACTTTACAGATGTTACTATGTCTAGCATCTTTACAAAAACAACTTCTGGCACAGCTATCCTCTCTGGTGTGTCTTCACAAGATTTAAATTTTACAAAAACAACTTCTGGAGATATACTGTATGTAGCTATTGTGCCAACAGCAAATGAGACTTATACTGAAATAACGCCAAGTGGCACAGAGACATGGACGGAGATAACACCGAGTGGTACAGAAACATACACAGAAATAAACGCATGAGGTTATAATGGCATCAACATATACGAGTAATACTGGAATAGAAAAAATAGGTTCTGGAGAACAAGCTGGAACTTGGGGTACAACGACCAATACAAACTTTGATATTATTGACAGAACTTTAAACGGAGTTGTTACCTTAACCATAAGTGGTAACACAACTTTGACCACGAGTGATGGTTCATTGTCCAACGGACATTACAAAGTATTACTATTGAGTGGATCTCCAAGCGGTGCATTTGATTTAACTTTTGACCCAAATGACCAACAAAAATGGTTTTTTATTAAAAACAGCACTGGTCAAACAGCTACCATAAAACAAGGTGGTGGTTCTGGATCCACTGTTACTATTGCCAATGGCACATCATCTATTGTATTTGCAGATGGCACTGGTGCAAACTCTAACGTAAATTCTATACCTACAGATTTATTAGGAGACACAACTCCTCAACTTGGAGGTAACTTAGATACAAATGGAAATGCTATATTGTTTGGTTCTAGTAAATGGTCAATCGAATTAGATACTGGCGATAATGATTTACTTTTTAAATATAATGGAACAGCAGTATTTAAACTAGCTTCTAACGGAGCTGTAACATCGGCAAATAACATCACAGCTTTTGGAACTGTCTAATGGCGGCATTACAATCATCTGGAGCAATATCATTTCAAGATATTGAATCTGAGTACAATCCAGGCACTAACTTTCCAAGTAGAGCCTTAACTGAGTTTTATCTAGGTGGTTCTTTTGTTCGTGCAAACGCAGGTAATAATAGTTCTACAAACTTATCAGCAGGCGTTCCTGCTTCTGGAGCGATATCTTTAAATGATTTTTATGGTAAAGAAAGAGCTTTTAGAAAAACTTATTCATCAACTGCTACAAATCAAAGTGCAGATAGTGTTTTTGGAGATGACTTTGAAGTAGATTATCCAAAACAAATCGTTGTTGATTCATCTCAGACAGTGGGTTCAACAAGCACATCTAATGCGGCTTTAACAATAGAGAGCAATGGTGTCGGTTCTATTACCATAACAAATAATGGAAGTATTGAAGGTGCTGGTGGTGCGGCAGGAGCGGCAGGTGGCAATGCTCTTGAGGTTGCTGGAAGTGTTGCGGTTACATTAGTTAATAATGGCACAATAAAAGCTGGTGGTGGCGGAGGTGGCACAGGCGGTGCTGGTGGTAAAGGTGTTTACACGGCTAACGCTACATTTTCAAGTTTAGTAGATCAAGGTGGCGGAGGTTCGTCTACACCACAAAACAATTCTCCAAGTTGGTTTACAACTTATGGAGCTTCTGGAAATAATTTAGATGGTGTTGGAGTTGTAGGTGACAGATTATGGGGTGGTATTGGAGCGCAATTTAGTCGTGGAATTAATCCATCAGAGTTTGATTTAAATTCACTTGGCGGTGCAGGCACAGGTCTTTCTGGTAATTGTGCAAATAGAGGTCCTATTTATTTTTCTGCACAAACTAATACGACTGGTGTTTATACTGTTTCAGCTAGTATTAGTTCTTCCTATGGAAGTGGTTATGGAACACCACAAATTTCTGTAAGCACAAGCACATCAAGTTCTGGCACTTTAGTTTCAAACAGTGGCACAGCAGGTATAACAGCATCGACAACTACATATTTTACTGTTTTTGGAACATCCGCACATCAAGGAACAAGCTCACCAAATTTTTATTATAATTCATTAAGTGGATCTGTTTCTGGCACTTGTTTAGCAACGCAAGATGGTGGTTCTGGTGGAGCGGGTGGTGTCGGACAAGGGTACAATCAATCTGCTGCATCTGGGTCAAGTGGTGGTTCTGGTTCTAATAATGCAGGTGCTGGAGGAACTGGTGGAGCTGGTGGAGCTTTTGGAGCAGCTGGGTCAGATGGAGGAACTGGAAGCAATGGCTCTGGGTCAAGTGTGAGCTTTCCAGCTACTGCACCAACAAATGGTACAAGTGGTGGTTCTGGTGGTGCAAGTGGTAAATCTATTCAAGGCGTAAGTAATGTAACATCAAGTGGTAGTGGTAGTTTAACTGGAGCAACAGCATGATAAAAGCATTAAAATTTAGACCAGGTATCAATAGAGAGGTAACTTCATACTCTAATGAAGGTGGTTTTTTTGATGGTGATAAAATACGTTTTCGTATGGGGTTTCCAGAAAAGATAGGTGGTTGGGAAAAGTATTCTCCTAATCAATACTTAGGTAGTGCTAGAAGATTACATAATTGGATAGGGTTAGATAGCTCTAATTTTCTAGGT